GTTTGTATCTAAAGGCGCATCATTTTTATTTGACAAATTAAAAGAAATTGGAAAAACTAAAGTAACACCTACTATAGAAGTAGGTTTTGGAGGTGGTAAAGCAGGTAAACCTAGCGGTGCAGGTGGAAGTTGGGGTGATGATGTTAAAACAGATACAGTCACTACAGATTCCCCTGAAGTAGCCGCAATGAAAGCTAAAATAAAGGCTTTAGAAGATTCATTAAAAAATTCAACTAAACTTAAAACAAACGTAGAACCAAAAGGCAATACTACATTAGATGCAATTAAAGAAATGCAGACTAATAAAAGTATGATGCAATTTGAATCTATGAATATAAATGCTTTACCTAGCTTAGATTTAATTCCTAAAAAATTAGAAAGTATATCAGCTGCAAACGAAAGATTAAAACAAACTAATCAAGATTTAGCTAATTCATTTGAAGCTATAACACATCGTGTTAAATCAGTTGAAACTGCATTAACGCCTATGCAATCTATTTTAGTTGCGGCTACTGATGCGTTTTCAACATTAGCCGTGCAAGGAGAAACCGATATGAAAAAATTAGGTAGTGCAGCTATGCAAGCAGCAAGAAGTATAATTTCTTCATATATCAAAGAAGGTGTAGCAGGTATTATAAAAGGTATATTATCAGGCCCATTAGGTAAAACTTTAGGGCCTGGAGGTTTAGAGGTTGCCGGTGCGGCTGGGGCAGGTGCAGCGGTTTTGTTTAATACAATGATAAACAAAGTAGCTCCGCCAAAATTAGCGCAAGGCGGTTTAGCATACGGCCCAACAATGGCAACCGTAGGGGATAACCGAAATGCGCGAGTTGACCCTGAAGTAATAGCACCTTTATCAAAATTAAAGGGAATGTTAGACGGTGGCGGATCGCCATACATTTTAACTACTAGAGTGGCAGGAAGTGATTTACTTGTAATCATGGAGAAAGCTAAAAATATTAATTCAAGAATCAGATAATGGGAGCAAGATATTCATCTACATTTTATTCAGAAAAGGGTCGTAAATATTACTTGGTAATTGATGATTCTACTTATTCTGGAACGACGTACGACGTAGATGTTATAAGCTCTCAAATAGAATGGCAAGCCGACGTTGAAAATGGTTTAGAAAGATACGCACCTATTATTGGTAGTAATTTTAAGTTTACTATCATTATTGATACAGAACAAAAACAACAATTATTAACCGATTTTTTAACGGCACCAGAGGGTAGATTTACAATTCAATTAACGGCTTACAATACATCTAATTCACCAAACTTTTATTGGTATGGTTATATTCTTGCTGATTTAATTGAATTTGACGATGTCCCTTTAGAGATGGGATATAATTACACGATTAATGCTATTGATGGTATAGGTTGGTTAAAAGGAATTGATTATAAGCCCGATGGCAGCGATGTTTATCAGGGTGACGATACAATTATTAATCATGTAAATAACTGCCTTCAAAAACTTACATACGTTCAATCAATATATGGCACCAATGTAGGCGTGTTAGCTAGTGCCTTCCAATGGCATGAGGATAGTTGGACTTATTCAACATCTATTGACCCATTATTAAGAATGAGGGTTAATCATAAAGTTTTCTATACCGTAGATAGCAAGGGCAATTATACCTACATGAAATGCTATGATGTTCTAAAAAGAATAATGGTACCGTTGGGGCTAAGATTCTTTTTTTCAGATAGAAAGTTTTTCATGGTTCAGCCTAACACTTATTTGGATTCAGCCGTCACAATCAATATTTATTACCTAACATCTACTTTACTACAGCAAAGTAGTTTTCAATCAAGTATTGAAAATGATAACTATTCCGGCACAAATAAGATGCTACGATTTAGCGGTGGTAAATGGGGCTATTATGGACATATAAAAGATTTGGATATTGAGTACGAACATATCGCATCGGTAAATTTACTTAGTGGTAAAATATTCAATAATTTAGCGACTGAATTTTTTAATACTAAAGATCTCGATTACAACAACGACGAAGCTACTATAACATTTACCTCTGTAATGAAATATAGAGATAGTCAGGTAGGAAGTAGCACGATAGCAGAGCATATAGTAGAGGGTTCTTTTGTAATTGAACTACGACCTATCGTAGTGCCATTAATTGATTTTTTAACCGCTAATCGTTCCCCAGAAATTACCACATGGACATTAGGTAGCGGATGGACTTTTTCAGATGGAAGTGGCGCGGCCTTAGGTCATGCTAAAGCTACTAATGCAATAGGTGATTTGGTTTATACTAATTTTACGCCTACCAACGGAGCTACTTATTATGTATCATTTGGTATTGAGGTTACAAGCGGTACATTGGTTTTAAAAATGGGTGGCGATACGTTTAGCATTACGACTACGGGAGAATATTATGAAAGGATAGTTTGTACTTCTACACAGCAATTAACATTTGACCCTAGCGGAACTTTTAACGGTAAAATTAATTACGTTAAAGTAAATCATGTAAAATACTGGCTAAAAAGAGATATTACATACAACGGATTTCAGCATACATTTTCCGCTCAAAGTTGGGAGCAAACTTTTAGTTATTATAAATTTGTTATTCCGGGTGGTTCGACTACACTACCTGCGGCTGGTGGTACGGTGGATAATATTATCGTAAATTGGACCACACCGACAATGCCCGAAAGTGGTGACGTTGGTGTAAGGTTTTTATTAAGCAGAATCCAAACGGCTACGGGTGCGGATTTACTTACAAGCTATCTTAAATTCTATGAGTTAGGAAATTTATTCATGGAACATTTAGCGGCTGGAAATTTAGGAGGTCAAAATGATGTTATTGTGTATGGTTCATTTAACAATGATACAAGTAGTATAAGCGTTAAAAAAAGGGTGTTTATTGGTGATGGTCCTTCGTTAGGTTCTCCCGGAGCGATAAGAGTTAAAAATGATAGTAACACGTGGCAAATAACCGACGGCACCGGATGGAGGGTTAAAAATATCGGTGATGGGAAAAATATTAATCAGTTATTGGTAAATGAAATCATTAAGGGTCAGTTGTTTCCAGTTAGAAAAATGCTTAGCATGGCTTTCCAAATATTGGACAATAATAATCCTTGGTATCCTCATTTAGCCATTGAAAATAATAATGTTAAATACATTATGGAAACGGCTACGTTAGAGTTAAAAAGCGATATAGTACAAGGTACATTTATTGAAATCATAGACCAATCATAATGCCATATACCGAAAAAACAGTATTATTTAGGGGATTAGATTTTGATTCAGGTAGAACGCCAAACCATTCACCCGGTGGCGTAGCTGGCACAGGATCCACAACCCCAACAAACAGCGAACCAAATACACAAAATAGTAGCGTTACAAAAGTGTTTAAACAATCTTTTTTAGATAGCTATACCAATGTTTTAAGCGTTACTAAAAATAGTGGCGTACTACCTTCAAATCTTGAACAACTATTGATTTTCCAAAACGGTCAAGAACTTATAAGCTCACAATTTACCGTCGCTGGTTCAGTTATAACAATAGACTCGTCTACTCACTACGACAGTTCTAATTATGTCATATTTTTTATAATTGTATAATGGAAGAAATTAAGCCAAAAAAAGAAAGAAAGTTTTTAAAAGCCATGGGAGAAGTAGCATTAACTTTAGTGCGTGAACTGCTTTTAAATGTAGGGAAAAAACTCATAAACAAATCGGGTAATAAAAGACAAAGCCTTGTTCTTGCTTTTATTATTTTAGCTTCTACCTTTGCCATTGCTCAATATCCAACGACAGGAAATAAACAACGGTTAGGTTATCAGACTAGTGGCGACGGGCTTGTTTATCGCGGAAGGTCAAACGATACAATTACAATTAAATCAAGTGGTTTAAACAACGCTTATCACATTTACGATACTATCAATAATGTGCTTTATAGCTACGTTAAAACTAAAGGAGGTTGGGTTTTTAATAGTACTGGTACTGTAATTATAAACAACAATTTTACGCAGCCTGTAGATTCATTGTTCTTTAATATAGGTGTACCTACGGATAATGTTGATACTGCAAAAATGCGTTGGGATAGTAATTTGGCTACGGTAGTACTTGGATTAAATGACAATGTACCAAACGAATTAGGATTTAAAAACTTTTGGCTTGTTAAGAATCAAACAGGCGCAACCATTACCAAAGGTAGTCTTGTTTATGCCAATGGCACGCTTGGGGCAAGCGGAAGAATAACCGTTGCAAAATTCATCGCCAACGGCTCAATAGATGCAAAATATTTATTAGGCATAACGGCACATGATTTAAGCAACGGCGAAGACGGGTATGTTATTTCATTTGGCAAAATAAGACAGGTAAACACTGATACCTTTGCGGCTGGTGCGATCCTTTACCCTTCGACAACAGTGGCAGGTGTTTGGACAGACGTTGAACCCATTGCGCCTAATCTTGATATGCCTATCGGCTTTTGTATTAATAGCCATGCAAACAATGGAACAATAGCTATACGTGTAGCATCGGGTTATAAATTAAACGAGCTTCATGATGTTTCAATAACGTCTCCTGTTGAAAATTCATCTTTGTATTATAAAGGTGGTTTATGGCGCGATACAACGGCAACACTTTTAGTAAGTGACACGGCTTCGATGCTTACAAGATATTTTAGAGATGCAGACACATCTTTATTAAATCTTACATCAAGATTTGCTGCTAAATTAAATATATCTGATACGGCCTCAATGCTTACAAATTATGCACGAAAAGGCACATTTGGAACTGTTACCTCTGTTGGTGGTAATGGCACGGTAAATGGAATTAGTTTATCAGGAACGGTTACATCATCTGGAAATCTTACACTTGGTGGCACATTGTCCGGTGTTTCTTTATCTTCTCAAGTTACAGGAACTTTACCTATTGCCAATGGTGGCACAGGTGCAACGACGGCTGCTACTGCAAGAACAGCTTTAGGTGTTCCGAGTTCAGCTACCACAATCTCTACATCTTCACCTTTAAGTGGTGGAGGTGATTTAAGCACAAACAGAACGTTATCTATATCTCAATCAAGTGGCACTGTAAATGGATTTTTATCATCAACTGATTGGACTACATTTAATAGTAAGCAAAATGCTATCACATTAACAACAACGGGAACAAGTGGAGCGGCAACATTAACGGGAGCTACTTTAAATATTCCTCAATATAGTAGCGGTAGCGGTACGGTTACTAATATTACAGTTACATCACCATTAACAATAACTAACCCATCAACGACACCATTAATACAAATTAATGCTGCAAATGGAACAACAAGTTCTGGTGTAGTTACAACTGGCACGCAACAATTTGGAGGAGCTAAAACTTTTAATGATAATTTAAGAACCAATGGGAATATGACAGTTGATGGAAATTTAAATGTTGGTTTAAATGCTACTATTGGCGCAATGGCTACAACTTCAACTTTAACTCATGTACTTGGCGTAAATTCAAGTAATACTATTGGTGAAATAGCTTTGTCAAATGGAATAGCTATATCAGGAGGATTTTTAGGATTAGATATAAAAACCTCTATAACTGTTGGTACTGATTTTCCAAATACTAATGCACAATCTTCAAGTGATATAACTTTTACTTTGCCAGGCGTATCTGTTGGTCAACCTGTATTACTTGGAGTTCCTGATGGTTCTGCTAATGCAAATACAAATTATACCGCATGGGTTTCGGCTGCAAATACTGTTAAAATAAGATTTAATAATTATTCGTCTGCTGCTGTAAATCCTGCTTCAGGTAGTTTTACAATTTCAGTTTTAAACTTGTAACATGAAAACAACAATTTACAACCTTCTTCACCTTGGATACGAAAAAATAGCTTATGCAATATGTTGCGGATGGATTGCATCGTTTTTCATACCGATTAAGGGATTCTTGATATTCACGGTATTTGTAGTTTTTGCTGATATGGGAACCGGAATCCTCGCTGCAAAAAAGGAAGGGCAAAAAATAAATAGCCGTGGGCTTTATCGGACAATGGAAAAGATAGTAGTTTATTTCTGCGGCATTCTTATATTCGAGGGTGCAAGAAATACTTTTTCCATCCCATTTAATATAACGTACATGACTGCCTTTTTAATGGCAGCCGTAGAGCTTACAAGTATTTCAGAGAACATTAAACGGATAACAGGCGTTAATTTAGGGACGTTAATAACAAGATTTTTCAGACGTTAAAACAAATAAAATGAATACTAATCTTAAAGAGGCTTTAAAGTCAGCCGACACAGTTAAATCGCCATTAGGTGACATTCAATGTTACTCAATGAATTTTGCCCAATTAGCCGGAGAAATAAATGTACACCTTGAAAACAACAAAATTAAGTTCACGTGGCGTGAATACATCCAGTTGGCTCAAATAATTTGGGATAAGATAAAGGAGACAAGCCGTGAATGTGCTGGTAAAGAGATAGAAATAAAATTACCTCCAAAATTATCAATCGTAGGGGCTGCTTTCGCCCTTATCGGATTCAAATTATAGGCGCAGAAGAATCGCTACCTTAGGCAGCCGAGGGGAGTAGATTAGTTTCTATTCCCCTTAAAAATTAAAATTATGGACAAAAAAGAATTTTGTATATTTCTAGATGCTGGGCACGGTGGCATTAACCCTAAGGTGAAATTACCTAATGGATATACTACATTTCCATCTAAATGTAGCCAACACAATAATGGCACCTTTCATTCTTATGGATGGTTTTTTGAAGGCGTGTTTAACAGGGCTGTTACCAACCTCATTGAAAATTATTTGAATGATTGGGGAATGACCACAATGAAAGTTTATGATGAAATTATAGATACGCCACTAAGCAAGAGGGTACAAAAGGCAAACTTTGCGGCTAAAAACTATAAAGGTTCAATTTACTTAAGCATTCACGGCAATGCAGCTGAAAATAAAAGTGCTAGAGGATTTGAGGCATTCACATCGCGCGGTCAAACCCAGTCTGATATTTATGCAGAATTTTTATATAAAGAGGTTAAAAAATCCTATCCAAATTGGGTTTTTCGTTCTGATTCAAGCGACGGGGATATGGATAAAGAAGAAAGGTTTTACGTTTTAACTAAAACCTTAATGCCTTCGGTTTTATCTGAAAATGGATTCTTTACTAACTTTCAAGATGCTAAAATGATGTTTGACCCATCATTCCAAAACGCAATAGCAAGGTGCCATGCTAGAGCGGTTATTGATTATGCAGAATCTATGGGAGTAATTATGTTTTAAATGGAAAGGGCTAGACATTTGCCTAACCCTCTTATTTACCACTAATTAACAAATTGCAATATACCTAGTTTATAATTTTCTTTATAATTTTTAACGACAATTCCTTTATAACATCACCATCACTTTCTTTATACATTTTATAAGCTATCGTTAACATTCTACCCTGGTCCATGGCATTCATCGGAGGGTCGATATTTGGTAATAATGGTTCCATATAAAATTTCAAAAGGAATAATCTTGCCTGTGTACCTTCCGCATATCTGATAGGTTTTGGGTACAATTTAGAAATTTTTTCAATTTCCTTCCATGTGGAAATTTTAATACCGTCTATTATTTCAAGTTTTCGTTTCATCTTTTCATATAATTTTTAGCCTGAATAGCAAGAGTAAAACAATCTATTTCATCTTGACTTATTTTAGCTGATTTAAAATCTGGTTCAAATTTGTAGCCTTCGCGCTCAAATATTTTTAAAAACATTTCTTTACTCCATTTCTTTCCCTTTTGCTCTGGGGAAATATTGTAAACTTCGCATCCATTGTCTTTAATCCATTCGTAGGCTATTCTGGAGGCACCTTGATTCATGCCTACATTTCGGGACATACGGGACAAAATAGCCCTGTTTGTCGAATTATTAAAGGTAATATTTTGAAGGCTACTATCTTCTACCATTACGACGGGGTTTTCGTAAACAACCCATGCTTCAACGTTTTTCAAAAAATCAGCAAACCTTTTGTATTTTTTAAACCTAACAACTTTGTCAGTCATAATAAAACAGGCAGCCATGCCGTTTAATCTTAACGCTGGGTCAACTCCTATAAATGTTCTCATTTGTTTTTGATTTTTTAAAAACATTTGGTAAAGTTCGGACATTGAATGATACAAATTATTTTCCTTTTCCCAAAGTTCCGATGCTTGATTTAATTGCCATTCATTGGCAATAAGATATTGAGAAAACTCATTCATAATTTCCATTTGTAACATTTCAGCAGTCTCAAATAATATAGGGCATTTATTGTCCTTATCTAAAGCAAATTTTAAATAATTAATACCTGTTTTTTTCATATTTCCTATAATTAAAATAATGATAATTGAAATGAAGTAATATTTCGTCTAACTACTTTAGGAATATCTTCCGGAATATTCTTTATAATTGTTCTCCGTTTCCTCCTCCTTATAATTTTCGTTTCGTTTATGCCATAGGCTTCTACGCCTTTATCAACAAAATTTATTTCCAAAAGATAACCAAAAACAATGATAGTTCCAACAAAAAGAAACATTGTTATAAATTCCCCTCCTTCATAGTGTTCTTGTAATCCAAAAAATATTTCTATTAAAGCTACAATAGTTGCGCCTAATGCTATTTTAGGTGGGTAAGTACTTCTACCTTTAGTGGGATTAAGAAAGTCCATGAAAACGACGGCAAAACGCCCTAATTGTAAAATACTGGCTGCTATGATAGCCAACCAAAAATCTATTGGCAGAAAAATAGCGGTTAAGTAAGCATTTATGCCATACGTCAGGACAATCGTAGCTAGCATAATCGTAGGGATATTATCGCTAATGCTTTCAAAAGTCCACTTAAACTGCAAATTGTTAAAATTTTTTTCCATTTGGTTCGTTGTTTTTTGTTGGTGAAATTTATAAATTTTCAAGTTGTTTGTTTAACTTTTCTAAATGTGTCGTGTAATGTCTTATTGTTTCTTCTTTTAAGTAGTTAGCAAACATTGGTATGTCTAAAGATACATTATCTGTAGAGCATGAAGAAAAAGTTACAGTGTCTGCTTTAATTTGTTTTAAAGCTTTTAACATTGCTTCAATTTCTATTATATCAAAATAAATAGAAAGAATTAAGTTGTATTCATTTTCATTATTTTCCATTTGTTTTTTGTTTATAATAATTTAAGTTCTTGTTCTAATTCCCATATTTCTTCAATTAATATTTGAAGTGAATGATCCACAATAGTATTTACAAATTCTTTATCAATAACAATTAAACTACTTTCATTATTACCTTTGCCAAATGCTATATGATGTGTTCTATAAGATCTTAAATTATTTATAATTTCTTTATTTCTATCTATTTTCTGCAAAATTTCAGATGATTTTTTAGCTTGATCTAAAGTCATGATATTTGGTTTTTGTTGTTTAAAATTCGTTTGTTCTCTTTTTTAACGGGAAATTATCCGTTTTTATCTGCCAATATTCAGCCATTAACGAGGCGCGAAATTTGTAATCTCTATCGGTATGGTAGCCACTTTTATATACACATTTACAGATAGATTCATATAATTTAATTCCTTTAATCTTGTAATTTGCCTTTTTACATTCAGCATACCTACCAGAATTTAAAACACTAGCCCACAACTTCATGCCTTCTTCGGTGTTGGATGCCTTCATAAATTTAGCACGGATATATTTGTCCCTACCTCTGATAACTTCGCGTGTTTTGTAGGTCACAGATTGTTGACCTTTTAAAGCTTTCACGCCTCCAGCATTCGCGTGTTTACGCCATAATTCTGTTTCAATTCCGGCACTAGTAGCCTCGATAATAAAGAAGCTATAAATCATTGAGATAGGAAAGTCAGTTAATAGATGTACGTTCATTAGCATTGATTCGTAGCAATAGGCGATATAAATGCGACGTAATTTTGACTTATCAACTCCTTTTAAGTTTCTGAATCCTCTACCTTCTAATGTTTGGCGTAGTTGTTCGCCGGATAGATTTCTTACTTCCCATCCATAGCTACGAGATCCGTAGGCTTCTTCATCTATCTCTTTACTTTCTTCTTTAGCAGGAAATGTCAGGGTAGTAATTTTGTGAACGTAAACTGTATCGCGTTCAATAATCGGTATGAATGAGGTATAATTGTATTGAGTGTTAATTGGTGAATAAATCAAGCCAATTATAAAAGCTATTCCGATGCCAGTAGCTACCTGATATGGCAGCCGTTTATTTTGTGGTACGTAATCAATGATTGGTTCTTTCATGATTAAAGCGTTACAGGTTCTGCGTAAAAATATCCTCCATCGTACTCGATAGTTTCGCTTCCTCTTTCTGC